TTTGCCGTCAGCGACTTCCCAGTCGCCAAGATCGAGGCCACCGAGATACGGCGTAATCGTCTTGCCATTCAGATGCCAGAGCCCGTAGATGCGCAGGCCGTCAATGCTGTCGCCGTTATCGACCGACAGCCGCACAGCGCAGCACGGGTTCGCGCCGCCGTCCACATGATAGGCTTCCCAATCCTGCGTTCCGGCGTCGAACACCGGCATCAGTGCCTCAACCCAATAGACGTTGTAGTCCGGCTCGTCGCTGTCAGTCTGGTTCGAGACCAAGTACAGCGTGTCGCTCAATCCATCGTAGGCAGGACCGGAAGAGATGCTGACCACCGCGCGATTGCTCGCAAGCGCATGCTCGTGGAAGGCTTGGAACTGTTCCGCCTTCTCGTCCTCATGTTTGTACGTGCAACCGATCAGAACGCCGTCCGCACGCCGCTGCCAAATGTTCAGCGAGGGCTCTTGCTGCCAAGCGATTTCTTCGACCCCGGTGTCCATCAAATGATCCGCGAGATGCGAAATGTTGCGCGCCACGTAGCGGTTGGCCGTCATTTGCTCGTGCCCGAGCAACTTCTTCTTCTGGCGCTGCACGAAAACCGTCTGGCCGCCAGGTTGGGCCGGTTCGACGTTGGCGCAACCGTAAGTCGAGACGCGCCGGGCCTGGACACTGGACGGCGACAGCGGATCGTCCAGCGACGAGGCTTTGATGCGCCACTCGCCAGCCTGCGTCCCGCAGATCAAACCGTCCTCGGTCGAGATCATCCAGAAGATCGCGTTCACATCCTTTGCGTTAAAAACGTATGCGACAGCGTTATCGTCCGCAACCGTGCCATCCGTGTCGGTCGGGCTGAAGTTGAAATGGTCGTTCGACTTGCTACCATCGACGCGGTTGCCGACGACGCCGGAAAGCATCAAACGCCCCTCGTGGTAGGCACCGCATGTCGGCCAGCCTGTCGTGTCGGAAAACAGGCCAAGCCGCCATGCCGTCGTTGCGGACACCGCCGCAGCGTTCGCGCCCATGATCGTCGCGGTCACACTCGTCGTAGAAGCGCGCGCAGTGATCTTCAACCACGTCCAAGTAACTGTCTGGTCGAACAACTCCCAATTCGTTCCGTCGTCCGTTGTAGGATCGTGCGCCAGATTGGCGCCGGCGATCGATGTATAAATGTTGCCGTCGCTGCCAGTGACGACTGCATTCTTTGCGTAAGTCGTGCCAATGGCCCATTGCGCTGGGCCGCTTTGAAACCGGATCAGGCGGCCAATATCCGTTGTTTGAAAACCAGCGCCATCGTTGATCCCTGTCGCAGCGCTTGCGGTCACAGTCACAGACCCGGACAAGCCACTAAGCGCCAACGTCGTGGCGGTGTCGTTCAGGTCATAGTAGGGGCCGTCCTCAAAAGCCTGAATAGCAATCGCGAAGGGGTCGCCCTCGGTAATTGCTCGCGGCTCATAGGCGCCGTGGAGAAGCAAAACGCTCACATCGTCCTGCACCGCGCGAACACTTGTGAACGTCGTCCCGGTGTATGGGGTCGCAAGCTCAAAGACTTTCTTGACGAGATCGGGAGTATCGGTCGGCCCGATCTTCGTGGCATCATAAGCAATCTCCGAGCCATCAATGTCGGCGCCCGTAATTGGGTCTTTCAGCGTAAAGCTAAGGTCTCCGGTGTCTTTATCATCGAGCGTGAACTGGCGCCCGCACAGAAGCGGCGCCGTGCAGGGATTGGTGCTCAACTCAAAGATCACGGTATCGTCGTCGTCCCACCCGGCTGGAATTGTATTCAAAAGCAATTTTGCCGGGGTATCTGTCGTGACACCGCGCACGTACACGCCATCGCTGTCTGTCGTCGTGACCAAGGCCAAGCCTGCGTAGAAGCGCAGCCACTCGGCGGTGAACTCAAGCTGATACGGTTGAACGACCGAGAAATCGAAGGAGCGGATCACCGCTTGGGCGCCGTGCCGAGTATGCGCGAGGAAGCGCGAGCCAGAGCGGCGGACCCAGGTACCTTCTTCCGTGGGGAAGGAATTGTAGCAGCGGGTCAGCGCCGTTTTGTACTTCGGATCGTCCATACGGCCTTGAGCAAATGGGCTCCAAGCGCCGCCGAGGAAGCTGCTTTGAACAAAAGAGGACGAGACCATTGGCTAGCCTCGCACAGTGATGTAGCTGTCTTCGGGCGGTTGAACCGCCCCCGTCTCGATGCCGTTGACTGTGCGAGCTTCAGTCATAAACTTCTTGTACTCTCCCGCGATCGTCTGGATTTTCGCGTTCGACTGCGTGATGGGCTCGCACACTTCCAGCGCAAGACGGCAGGAGAACCCTTCCGCGAACAACGGATCGAACAAGGATGGATCGTTGATGTCGGCGGCAAAGCGGAACGGGATCACGCCGCTATCGCGCGTGGTGAAGTAGTCACCCTCGAAATTCCAATCGGTGTAATACAGACCGCCGGGGCCACCAAGATATGTATTCGCGCCCGCCTTCGGGTCTTGCGGCGCCTCGCGCAGAAACCCGTTGGGGACGCGATAGGCGTTTCTGGTTGTCGTATTCGAGCCGGGGCCAGCACCAATCGGATAGATGAAGTTGAGATCGGAAACAGTAGCAGCGGTCGTCATGTCCAGCCACGTCGCGCCACCGGGAGCCGTATCGTTGTCATTGGACAGGGACAGGAAGACCGTCGTGTCGCTATACACCGCCCAATAGGTTGGCGACGACACGGGGGTATGCCCGAGGTTGCCGGCGGACAAAGAGCGATAGAAAATCCCGCTGCTGGAAACGAGATCGCCCAGCGCGTAAGTTGTGCCACCGGCATAAGCGTCCGCATCGGTATCCGCGTAAACGAGTTCACCCGCATAATAGGAAAGAGTTTCATCGAATACGCTGGCGATCACCGGGCCGAAGTACAGCGTCCACCACGTCGGGGAAGTCGTCGGGTCATGTGCGATATTTGTGCCCGCGCGCGAAGAATACACCAGCCCATCGGGGCCAGTGACAACATCGTTGACCGCGTAGGTTACTGTCGTCGCCCACGTACCAAAGGCTACGAGCTTGCTGTCGTCATCAATCGCGCGCAATGCGGTCGTGCGAATGGAGAAGCGCCATACGTTGCGGCGCATCTCTGCGCGCCGGAGCATGTCGTAGCAGGCTTTGACTTCGTTGGCGTTCTTGGTGTCTTCCGTGCGAAGGGCGCCATCCGCAATGCGCAGAGCCCCGCAGCGCTGAAGCGCACGGTTGGCAATGTCGGTTTCAGTGATGACGGACATAAGCGGCTCCTAAGTGCCGCAGGTTACGCCGGCACAGTGTTAAGCGCAATCTTTTTCAAGAGTGCAATGACAGTCGCGGTGGCGGCTACGCCGTCCCACGCGGCGTCCGCCGTCGTTCCGATCTTTGCGGACAAAGCGGCTAAGGTGGCCTCTTTCGCCAAATCGGTGTCGTCGATGATAACATTACCTTCGACCGTCAATGTGCCATCAAGCCCGCTGACAATAACTGGCAACGGGTCTTCCGGCGAAACCGGAACCGGCGTCAGGTCGGTGCGTGCCTTCGCGTACTGGATCATTACACGTTCGCCAGATCGGTGTTGCGCCCGTCTTCTAGCCGGCGAATGATCGCCTGAAGAACAAGGATCACTTCCTCATGCGTGAAGCCAACGCCCTTGTTGACCGCAACTGTCACGTTATTGCCGGCGCCGCCATCGTCCGTACCGATTGTAATCCGGTCTGGCGACTGATCTGCGCCGCGATCGAGACCAAACGAAACATAAGCCATGGGGTTCTCCTTACGTGCCCGACAGTGAACTTGATCCCTCAATCAAACGCAAGAGGCCGCGCACGGCTTCCCGCAGTTTGTTTTGGGTCACGACTGCCGCCGTGTTGAAAATCAGTACCACGTCCGCCGACACACCGGCAAGGGACGAAGTGAGAGACACGGCTTCCGTCGCCGTCTTCGCTGTGCCCGCGGCAGTATCCGCCGTCCCAGTATTGGTGTCCGCCGTCGTGGCAGAAGTCTTAGAAGTCGCCGTGGCAGTCTTTGCTGTCCCGGTGTCGGTGTCCGCCGTCGTGGCAGACGCCTTCGATGTTACTGTCGTTGCCTTCGCCGCAACCCCGGCGGCCTGCCCGGCCAAGAAATCGGTAAGTGCGGTATTCAACAGCGCAAAGGTTGTATGAACTTGAGCGCTTGTGAGCCCGGTTGCGCCACCGAAAGTGAATTGGTGCGCGGCATAACCGTCGCCAGTGATTGCAATCACCGCGGCTGCAAACGCATCAAGCGCCGCAAGAGTATCGGTGTCGTCCGATACCACTGTCGCGACAGCATTATCTGCGGCTGTAGCGTCTGTCTTCGCTGTTGCGGTTGAAGTCTTAGCGGTGCCCGCAGCATTATCCGCGGCTGTGGCGTCTGTCTTCGCTGTTGCCGTGGAAACCTTCGCCGCGGCTGTCGCGGTCTTCGCAAGCCCGGCATCCGTCACCGCCGTCGCGAGCAGCACAACCTGCGCCGCAATCTCGACGTTCGGTTCAACCGCAGCGCCGAACGTCGGCTCGACGGTATTGATTGTGGCTGTGCGGATCACGCGGGACATGGGTTCTTCCTATTCACC